TTCACCATCTATAAGACTAAGGCAGATGCTGAGGGTGGTGTAAATGAAATCACATTCCAACCTGGAACCTATGACTTCAGCGTCTTCGCTAACAAGCGTGAGTCGCCTATGAAGTTTGATCCCGCTTACACCAACCCTGGAACTGCTCCAGTAATCTATGGTAAGTGGTATCTACAAGTTGAGAACGATCTAGGCACTGATCAGATCATCGGTCGTATCAGAGAATATGCTGATGGTATTGATAAGACTAACGACTCCTTCTTTGAGCGTGTCAAGGATGAGCGTGAAGCAACAGATAGAATCTATCGCTTGCGTTATGTCATTCCATCTTATCTGCAGTCTGCTCGTGATCCTATCAATGGTTTCACAATTAAGACTAGAACTGACGAAACAAGAAAACTCGTACCACAGAAACTGGTACTGAAGCCTGTATCTGGTAATGTAACCAAGGCGAGATTCTTCAACCCAGTTCAGCAGAATGAAGTTATTGGTGTTACTCAATCTGAATTTGACAATCTAAATCTAGATCCAGCAGTTGAGTATGATCCATTCAGAAAGGATCTGATTGGCACTGTACAGTATGCTAAGAAGATTGAGACTCAGAACTATGTTGCCATGACTATTCAGTCTGGTAGATACTTTACTGAGCAAGCATCTGGCAATGACTACTTAGAACTGACTGTCATCAACCCTGAGATCACTAACACTGGTCTGATCAATGAGACATTCACTACAATTAAAGTTACTGCACCTCAGGGTGGCAACTTTGTTGCAGATAGAACTCAGTCTTCTGATGCAGTTAACCGTGTTGAGTGGTTCGGTAACTCTTCTGGTTATGGTTATCTACATGCTATCACAAATGTTCCTGGAACATCTGACTGGTACATGATCCTTAAGGGTGTTGTAGGTGCTCTCACATTCGACACTATTGAGAATATCAGAATTGGTCAAGGTGCTGCATTCTCCGATCTACTTGCAGACGCTGACTTTGGTAAGTCTCTTGTTATTAAGGAACTGATCCGTAAGAACTATCCTGAGTATTACTACAGACAGAACGGAGCACCAGTTTATACTGTAACTCCTGGTGATATCATCGAAGACGATGCTGGTATTCAATACTACATCGACTCTGTAACTGATGTTGGTGTTATTGATGACACATTCTACATCTTTGATGTTGAAGAGGTACAACGCCGTATCTTCGGTCAGCAAGATGGTATCTACTATCTAACTGCTGTTCGTGGTAACATCTCACCATTCCCACAGGGTGCTGGTAACCTAGGCAACTTCAGGAACTTCAAGTTCTCTCAGCCTATCAGCAAACTATATCCACTCAACTACAAGAACGATCCTCTCTGGTATCAGAAACTGGATGCTACATTGGTTGATCCTCCTGCAACATACTCTGCTGCAGACAACTATGTACACGGTCTTGTAAGAGTTAACGACTTCAAGGGATCGATGACTAAGGAGGCAATGATTGACCTCCTAGCAACACCTGCACTTGAGGGTAATTCTTATACTCAGGTCAGCTCTACTGTTGATAACAGACTGATTGCACAGGCAGGTAATGCTGCATCTGGATCTGAGGATCGTAAGATTCCTATTGCTGGTGACAGCACAGTCATGAGTGATCAGCGTTACTATGTTGAACTCCGTAGACCATCTATCGCTCGTGCTGGTAACCACACCTTTGAATACCTAGGTTTCGGTCCTGGTAACTATTCAACTGGTCTACCTGCTCGTCAGGAAGTTGTACTCACACCAACTCAAGACTTCTTTGCACAATCTAAGAAGCAAGATGGTGGTCTAGTATTCTACACTGGTCTGAACTCTAACGGTGACCTATACATTGGTAACCGTAAGATTGACGCTATCACTGGTGAAGAAGAGTTCCTAGAATCTGCACAGTTGGTTGACTCCGCTGATGATGATGAGGATCTCGGCAACCTAGTTACGACATTTGACACTCCTGTAACATTCAACGAATACATCACTGTTAACGGTGGTGATGCACAGGATCGTCGTAGCACATTCAACTCTCCTGTCCTAATCAATGTTCTTGGTAGTGTAAGAGAGTCTGCTCTCAGAATCTCCTCGTTCGTTGATCCTGCTATCGATGATGGATCTCTCGATAGATCTGCATTCCTCAGAAATCAGGAAACCGAAGGTGATATTGTCATTAGTCGCAATAAAATTTCCTCGGCAATTTTCCAGTTCAATAGTCGCAGGGATGGACAACCATATAAGATTCAAACTCATATTGTTGGCACAACTCCATCTAACATCACACCTGATCAGTCTGGCACATTTGGTGCTTCTCAGATCGTACAATATGGTAATGCTGGTGCTCCACTCACAGGAGACATGCTACTCAAGGGTGGATTTGTTGGATCTACAGGATCTCTTGGTTGGATCTATGCAAACTTCTTTACCATCATTGGTAACCTGAATGTATATTCATTGACATTCAACAACACCAATGTGGTTACAATTGAGTGGGACGGATCTCTAACTAACGATCTACTTGGTATCACAACTGGTTCTGAAATCAGAATTGCTGGTGCATCTGATAGTCAACTCGATGGAACTTGGCAGGTAATCGCTAATGGATTTAGCGGTAGTTCTAATACATGTCAATTTGCTATTAACAATGTCAAGAACAGTGTACAGGGTGACAACCCACGACTCTGGTCCTCTGAAGTTGCAGCAAATCCAAACATTAGAATTGAGTTCTCTAACTCCAACTGGAAAGAGTGGGGTGTACTTGGTGCTGAAGCACTAAGAACTAAGACTGACTCTATCGGTGAGTATAAGTTAGGTGTCAACACTGTTGTAAGAGCAGATCGCGATTCTTACATTGATAACTGGGTAGATGCTAATACTGAACCACAGGCAAACCTAGATGTTATGGGTAATGCTTGGATCAGTGGTTTCATCACTGATGACTTTGGAGCACATTCTGCATATGCAGATCGCACCAAGACTCCTGTTGATGAGGCATTGTTGGTTGGTGGCATCTGGAATGCACCTGAAAGTGAAGCAACACTTCGTGTTGCAACAACCAATAACGGTCGTGTTGGTATCAATGTAACCAGAGCTGAACTTGATAGAGCACTAGTTGTTGATGGTGAGTCCAGATTCACTGGTGATGCTAGATTCCAAGAGGACATTGAAGTTCATGGTGGTGGTGGTTCTAACACTGCTGAAATCAGAACAGATATTACTTCTGGACAGTTCAACTTCTTAATGAACAGTGGATTCACTGGTTCTGTACAACAAAGCGTTGGTGGAGTCAATGGTCTCAAGGTTGCTGGTTGGGTACAGAATGTAGAAGTTGCTAACGAAACAACTGCTGATCAGTTTATGAGCTTCGGTACGAAGTCTCTACACAGCAACATCTTCATTGGTACTACACCTGACACTCCTGCAACTAATATCTCCAAGGTTGAGATTGGTGGTGCATACAACAATAACGAGTCTCTATCCTACACTGAAGTTAAAACCAAGTCCTTCAAGGTCAATGGTGACTTCCAGTTAGGAACCAGACGCGGTATTACTGAGACTGTCAGACTATCTACCACTGCTGGTACAGTTAGCTTCTTCTCTGACTCTGGTTCTGCATCTACTATTAACTTCGGTCTAAATGCATCTGAAGTTAACATTGCAGGTCAGGGTGGTAAGACCACTATCAATAACCAACTAGAGGTTATTGCATCTGCTGAGTTTAACGGCGATGTCAAGATTTGTGGTGGACTTGCATCCTTCGCATTTGAAGGTTTGAGAGGACAATCTGGATCTGCAATCGTTGAGCACCAGACTGGAGTTCTTGGACAATCTCAGTTTAACAAGAACATTGATATCCTCAATGTAAATCGCCTAGCGGTAACAGATGACGGATACAACCAGATTGATACTGCTGGTTCTGGTGATTGGGGTGGATCTGCATATCAGCAAGAAGTTACTAGTATTGGTGGCACACCAGTAGTTGAACCTCAGTTCCTACCTGCTCTATCTGGTGATGAGTTCTATCTACCATTGAAGAACTTACCAGAAGTCAATGGCGTACCATACTATCAGGAAAACAACTATCTGCTTATCGACAGTGCTGTCGTAGGATCTACTGGATATCCTGAATTTGTACAGATTGTTGAACTAACCAGAATCAACGCTGCTCCTTACTATATTAAGGTAAAGCGTAAGCCATTTGGTACATTCACTGGACAGTTAGAGAACCATCCTGATACAACTGCAATCTATAAAGTTAATGTTCAGTTTGATTCCACTTGGACTGAGCAATATCTAGATAACACTGGTCCTAAGGATAATGTATATCTTGCAGAATTTGGTGGTGCTCTGAATGAAGGTGACTATGTAATTGTTGATCGTGAAGATACAGATAGCGATGGCATCTTTGATCAGGGTGAAGTTATCAAGGTTGAGACATCTCTTGATCAACTAGTTCAGAAGTTCACAATTACTGACTGTGGTGATCCTACAGAAACTAAGGTATTCGAGGTAGACACTGTAACTGGTGATACTTACATCGGTGGTGATGTCACACTTGAAGGTGGATTTAATCTCAAGGGTGGTTGTGGAACCACTCAGAAAGGTACATTCACTGGTACTATCACACCTGTGACTGGTACTACAGCAACATTCATGATCACTAATATTAGTGCTGCTGACATTGCTAAGGTATCGATCGGTGATGTAATCTCCTTCAATGTTGGTGGAATCGCTGCTGAAATGCAGGGCAACACCAGAATTACTGAGATTGGTACTGATTTCGTTAAACTAACGAAACCATTGATTCTAACTGCAACTATTAATAGTGTAGTATTCAAGGCAGTAAGAAACGAGGAGTTTATTCTCACTAATGGTAGTGATCAGAATACTCTGTACTTTGACACCTGTAGTGCTTCTCTTGAGGTTGGTAATCAGTTCAGACGAATTGATATTAGTAGACTCACTCCATCTGCTCAGGATCCTGATGATACTGTAGCAGCATACTCTGGATCTGAGGATGATTATAATATCTTCTCTTATTGGGTTGATCCTGCTACCATCAACGCTGGTGGTCCAATCACTACTCTAACTGCACAAGCTGCAACTGGATCTGTAGCAGGTTCTGTATACCTAACTGTTGCTGATCTTGGAACTGGATCTGGTAGATTTGCAATCGACGATCTAATCATCGTTGGTAAGACAAGTCAAGTTTCTGATAAGGGTGTACCTTCTGGTTCTGATGATGTACAGTGGGAGATCATGAAGATCGCTGCTGTTGATGTACCTGGAAAGGTAATTCGTGCTCTACCAGCACAAGAAGGAACTACAGCACAAGCTCTAACTGATTATCCTGCAACTACAACAACTGTAGTTAGAATTCTCAAGCATCCTGAGTCTTCTCAGATGATTGATATTCAGGAGAGATCTCGTGATGTGGCTGGTGTTGCAACACCATATGTCTCTATGATCATCAACCGTGGTCATATTGTACAGACAAAACTTGATTACACTCAGTGGATTAGAATTACTGATGGAACCAATGATAATCTCTATCTAGTCAATGGTGGACTGCTTGGTAAGGTCCATACCAGCATCATGGATGAGACACTCCAGAATGGTAACATCACTCATAGAAATGGTGATCTAGTTCTGAACAAGGACTTCACCATGAATGGTGGTAACATTACGATCAAGGACTCTGTACAGAAGTCTAACATCTTGGTTGTTGAGAATGATGACGGTCACGCAGATCACTCTGGATCTATTTTCTTCGATGCAGGTGTTGTTGGTAGAGGTAACATTACTCTCTATCCAACATCTTGCCCAGAAAATGTCGTCACAAATGCAGACTCGTGTCTCCCATCGTTTAAAGTCGATGTATTTGGTGATGGTTTAGTTGGTAACAGCTGGACAGTTGTAGGTTCTGCAGCAGAATCTCCACCTAAGACTCCTAAGTTAACTGTTGAGAACCTAGGTGTCAATGGTGCTGATAAGTTTGTAATTAACCAAGACAATTCGATTGATGCATTCGGATATAGCAACTTCTATACCACATCTGGTGGTAGACATGCTCGTTATGTTTCCAGTGGATCTGATGCTGCTGAATTGAATCTAGATGTCAACCTTACATACTTTGTCAATGTATCTGCTGACGACGATCTGGTTCTATTCCTACCTGAAAATGCACAAACTGGTGATAGAATCGAATTTATTGAAGTGGGTGGTAACCTAACCTACAACACATCTCTGATTATCAGAGCACTCGGAACTAGTGTAAGAGTTCAGGGTGATGCTCAAGGAACAACAATTGGACTGGGCGGATCCACACCATACGCATCTGGTGAACTGGTCGTACAGACTCCAAATGCAGCGTTCACCTTGATCTACCTAGGTGCATCGGATTCTCAAGGAACAATTGTTTCTTCCTCTGTAACTGGATGGTGGCTCAAGGAGATCTGATAAATGGCAGCAAACTACGGTAGACTAAAATCAACTAAGATCGCCCCCATTGGCACAATCATGCCATGGGGAGGTGGATCTAGAGTGGGGGAGCGTGCTGATAATGTTCCTCAAGGTTGGATTGTTTGTGATTTACAAGCACAGTTGTTGAATGCTGCAGATTATCCACTGCTAGCAAAGATCATAGGTAACACCTATGGTCCATTTCCCGAAGCAACTGACACTACATCGATTCTCGGTGTTAACTTCGGTATTGTTAATGATTTTCCATACAACCCACCACAGGGTGTGTTGCACCATGACCCAGCTAAACATGTTGATCAATTTGCATTGCCAAACTTAAATCAACTTGCTTTGGTTGACATTGAGGCATCAAGAATGCCAACTGATGCATTACTAGAGTTGGGAAATCTTATTAGTAAAAATGGTATTGAGGGCGATCTGCCAGAAACACTAGTAGAGGCATCTGTTGATATCACATTTGATGTTGAGCAATCAGATAACCTTGCTGGTAGAATTACTGGTATTACGATGGATGATCCGATCTATTTTGATACAGTATATGTTTTACCTAGAAAACTAGGTGTTGATCATATTGCACAACATACACATAGACCACTTGATGATGATACACCATTTAGTGCTGTGATTGCAACTGGTCAACCAGTTCAGGAATGGGATCCTCCAACTGCTAAACCAGCAAACCCAGTATCTAGTGTTGACCTAATTGGTAACAGAGGTTCAGATAGTTTTGCTCACGCATTTACTCAGGGTAGTGGTGAGAGAGATATTACATGGTATGATCCCGATGATGGTGGAATTTCAGCACCACTTTTAGATAGTGCTGTACAAATCGGTCTTGCTAATGTCAAGGTGCCTTTACCACCTAACAGTGGATCTAGAAACATTCCATCAAATAGTAAAATTGAGACTGGATATCAAGATGATTATAGTGCAGTTGTAAATGTACAGGCAGATGCTTTAACAGGTACATTCCCTCCTGCTGGTAGATACAATGGTAAGAGAAATTTCTATCCATCACCAGACATTCCATACTATCACAGAGGACCTCAGATGCCTAGTAGTTATGTCAGTGATCCTGTTTACGATGTTGCTGCTGGTGATAAACAACCAATTAACTTAGCAGTAAATAATACATATGCTACAACACTAAACCATGCATTTGATAGATGGTTGGACAGTGGTCTTAGATCACACACTCATGATGCAATGGAAGTTACGATGTCAAGAGGAAGTCTATCTATTCCTACAAATGTGTTGGTGAACAATGTTTCAACTGGAACAACTATTCCATTATCTGTTGATACTGCGTTAAATATTACTATGAACCCTAACACACCATCACTCACAATGATGTACATTATCAGAGCGTTCTAACATGCCTGCATTTTACAACCGAGAGAGGGCAAGACTAGGTGCCTTAAGTGGAACTATTATATCGTTCCCAAAACAACTAACATCAACTGATCCTACTGCTTCCAGTAATAGAGAACTATTGCCTGCTGGTTATTTGAGATGTGATGGTAGTGTCTTGTTTGCTACCGAGTATCCTATTCTAGCAGGTGTTCTTGGCACTGGTGGTGAGTGTAGATTTAAGAAACCAGATCAAAATCTAGATGATAATCAGTTTCAACTTCCTGATCTAAGAAACAAACATATCAGAGCAACAACTTCAGCAAACATTGGTTTGTACAATGATCTATTTGTAGTCAATGATGCTGGTGATACTATTCCTAAAGCTGGTGTGGGTCTTGCTGTTATTCAAAACATCGACAGTCCATATGAACTCACATATACAGGTGACTTCTACATTCCACCTCAAACTGTGACACTTAGAGGAGAACCATCATTCACTGTTGATAGTGGTTCTTATACATTTTCATCTGAAGTTCCACAGAATGCATTCCAACCACACTTACATAGAACTACAACAACTCGTGTAAGACAGTTTGATAGAAACTCTAATCACTTTTCTAGTAGGCAGAGAAACTATGTTAGAACAAAGAGCACTCTAGATGTTTGTAACTGGTGGTACAATACCAGACAAGATGCATGTTATTGGCAGATTACTTCTGTTGTTGCTGCATCGTCAGATGGTCCTGGAGATGTGCCTGATGGTCCTGGTGGATACAGTACAATCTATGGTCTATGTTGGAACCAGTGTACTGGATTTACCACTCAGGGTTATTGCTTGTGGCCAGATGATTCTATTTGTCCACAATATTCAAGTGATTTATCACAAGAGTTTAATGTTAGATTGAGCAACGGTAGTTGTAATACATCCAACCCACCAAATGATGTATGTGAAACATTTGGTACGGTTGAGTATTGTGGAACATATACAATTACCTGCACATGTACTGCTTTCCTCGGTATTGGTTGTCCTAACGGAAAAACTGTAAGTGATGGTGGTAACAAGACTAAAGCTGATGTTCAACTAACAAACTGGACTGATCCCAACCTACCATTCAGTCCATTTGACGAGAAATATACACATGGTCCTGCTGCTGTGTCTAACATCACAATTCAGAGTGGTGAGGTTGGCAACGAATGTATTCACAGACATAGATTAGCATTTGATTCTGACACACCACATACATTTGAGATGAAGACTAGAGCTGCTACTGCTAGAGCAGATAGTGGTCTTGTTTCTCAGATAACAATTGACAGAAACACTGATGCTAAGGCGGATAAATATATTCAGCCATACATTGTCACGGAATACCTGATCAAAATCTGATGGTTGTTAATTACAGATCTACACTTCCAAATTTCTACTCTGATAAGAGTGGTTCGTATGTGAGTATTGGCGCTATTGTGCCAGTATTAACTGATACTAATTCAGATAGTACAAATTCACAAACAACATACGATCCAGAATACTCTTATAAGGGATATTTGTATTGTGATGGTGATCAGTATGACATCAATAGATATCCTCTATTGTATGAAATTATTGGCAATGACTATCTACAATCTGATGAGTTATTCGAGGCAAACTCTTTAGTATTTGAGGCAGCAGGACAACCTGGAACCGTTCATAGATTTATTGTAGACGGTGGTAATGTTTATGCTGAACTTTATGGCAGAACAATAACAAATCCAGATGGTACAACTGGTTATGATAGAGTTGTTCCAAATGGTGCTACACTTACATTTGATGATCTAAATGACTTTCCTACAGCAGGTGGTCAGGTAGAAGAGGATAAACCATATACTTTGATATATGGTGCTGCATATCAAAGTCTTAGAGATTCAAATAGGACTGATACATATGTCTACCGAATGCTTATCGGTTATGATCCACAGCAAAATACTGGTGGAACTCCTGGTGGTACGGTAACATGGTCTATTTCTTCTAGTTCTTTAATTGCAACTCAGGATCCTAATCCTATCCTTGCAACAGCATATTATGGCACAGTTCCTGCAGTTGATGCTGGTACATATGACCCTTTGACAGGTGGTGGATATCCTACAGGATTCACACAATATCCTGGAGCACAGAATGATACTCCACAATTAAGTTGGGGTAATTTACAAGGACTGCCAGCAGGTGCTACTGTTGACACATATGAAATTTACTTAGAAGACTTATGTCTTGATGATGAGGATGATGACGGTGGAGACTATGGTGCAGTTCTGTGGAATGTAAAAAATATTCCTGCAACTAAAACTGGTTTCAATATTAATGAATCTCTGCCATCTGGCGCTACATTACAACAAAACTTTGTAGAGATTTCATCACTAGGTTCTAGTCCTGATTGGGTAAACAACGGATACTCTGGACCACAACCTCCATCTGGTGAAAATCATACTTACAGATTATATGTCATTGCTAATATGACAGATAATCAGACTCTAGTTACTAAATTAGATTTTACTGCGGGTAGTGGTGCATTTACACCTACATTCAATCGTAGTCCTGCATACACAGAAAACTATGATATTACTGGTGATGATTCTGGTGTCACTGGTAATGATCTGAATGTTACTATGTCATCTTTGACTAATCATCCAAAGATCAAAATTAGAAAATCATTCCTTATTTCAGACTACCCATATATCTTGGGTAAGTTCAGAGTACCAGACTATAGAGAAAGAAAACTAATTGGATTTGGTGAGGGTGTAGAAGGATCTGGAACTCCACTTGTAGAAGATAGACTAACTATGTCTGTTGGTGATGTAGGTGGTATTTGGTACATTCCTATCTCTACGCTAGAAGATCCTATTGAATTCTATGAGATCAGTGATGTTCTCACAACTGGATATTCTGAAGTAGAGACACAAATTCAACCATATATTGTTGGTGAGAAGACATACACTGTTGGTCCGATGGAGGATTATGTCTTTGCTAGACCTCCACAGCATAACCACCAAGTTCTAGGTAGTGAACCACTAGAAACATCACAGGTTAGTTTTGGTGGTGTTGACACATATACTACTGGTTGGAACTCTTACAAGGGATCTGTTGAAAACTTTGTCCCTGGTGGTCCTGCTGGTGATGGTGAAGCACTAGGACATGCTCATGGTTTGCTTGGTAGTAGACCATCAAATAGTACAATTGCATCATATGGTAATACTGAAGGTATTGGACAAAAGAAACAATCAAATGCACTGCAAGATATAGTCTATGATGTAACAGATCCTGCTCTCACTACATCATACAGTGGTAGTGCTTTGGTGAACTGGGGCAACGGTCAGGGTGAGATTGGTGGATTTGTTAATCCTGGTCTCAGCATTGATCAGTATGTTGCATTCGGTACTTCAGGATTTACACCATTTAATTCACTACAAAGCACCAGAGAATATCAAGTAACACTTGATACGTCAAATTATACTAAGATTGGTATTCTTGCCATTGTAGGTAATGATAACAATGGTGGTGAAAGAGCTAATAACCAAGGCGAGAGTTTATTCATTGAGTGGCCTGATGGTTCGAGTGAGGTTGTTCTCCCGAGTCGTCAATATTATTCAAATACAATGGACCCAGGTGCAACTACAGCTGATTATGATGCTGCATATGCTTTCTGGAAACAAACTGAGTTCAATATTCCATCAACATATAGAGGTGCTAATACTGTAATTAAGTTGAAGCAAACTGTCACACAATCTGGTAGTGAGCAGTATCAGTCTACACCTGCTGAGGATCCTAACGCATTTGATATGATGGGCATCGCTCAGATTATGCTCTTGGGTGGATTTGCAGGGTTGACTGGTGGTGTGTCATCAACTGGTGGCATTGATCTAGATAATTTTGAACTTAATACTGATCAGGTTCCTAACGGAGATGGTCTTCCTGCAGGATATAATCCATCCACACTGAATGCATGGGCATATCAGAATGAGGGTGGTGTTGAACAAATGTGGTATTCAGTTAATACCCCTGGTGCAATTTCTGAAGTTTCATTGTACAACAACTGGGCAACAAACCCAGAAGGAATATCAAATGGATGGGTGTGGTCTGGTGACTTAAATCAGTATGCATACCAAACTGGTGGTGGAGCAGGAGATTGGTGGGAAGATCCCACAGATGCTGGTATTCAAGAACTTGATTTTTATCAAGAAGCACAAGGTCCAAGTGTTACTAATCCAGAATTTACTGGTCCTGATGGGTGGTATGGTCCAGCATGGTCACAGCAAAATGGTGTTGAAAATGGCGGCACCGTTAATAATGCTGGTTGGTACTTCATGAATGATGGTAGTGCCAAGCAATTATGGTATGACCCTTCAGGAACAGTGGCAGGTCCAAACTTTGTTGAAGATACATTTGACATGATTGGTGGAACTGGATCTGGTATGAAACTTAAGATCAGACTTGAACCTGCTCCATCAAATTATCAGGATGTTAGATATAAACTACTTGAAGTTGTAGACAAAGGTATTGGTTACAGTGCTGGTGATGAACTATATTTCATGTTCAATACTCATAGGAGAGGAACGACTGAAGGTCTAGCAGCAACAAAATTAGCTCCTGATCCAATTAAAGTTGTTAGTGTATCTAACGGAACAACTGGTGGTATTGCTGGTGATGAAGTTGAAGGAGAATTCAACATGACTGGTGGTGCAGGCACTGGTGCTGTCTTTAGAATTAAAATTGAACCTGCTGGTGACTCTGCTAGAAATAGTAGATACAAACTACTTGAAATTGTAAATCCTGGTCAAAATTATGGTGTTAATGATGAATTAGGATTCTCATTTAATACACCAAGAAGAGAATCTGAAGGTGAACCCGCTATTTCACTAGTAACACCATTCAGAGTTGATACTCTTTCTACTGATGGTCAACCAGATGTAAGTGATTATTTTGAGGGTGATGTAACTCTAACTGGTGGTAATCCAACCACCCCTGCTGTTTGTAGAGTTAGGGTTCAGGGTTATGGTTCAGGTGCTAATGCTACAAAATATAAGATCCTAAGTTTCTCTGAAAAAGGAGCTGGATATCAAGCTGGTGATCTACTGAACTTCTCATTTAATACTACTAGAAGACAAGCACTTGGTCTAGGTGATATCACAATGTCACCATCATTGATTAGACTACCTGATGTTGATGTATCAGTTACTGAAGGATGGGATGGATGCTATAAGTATGCAGTCACACAACCACCAACCATAAAAATCTCAACTATCACTAGTGATGGTACAGATTATACTATCGTTACTGAAGCAGATCATGGATTTGGAATTGGTGACGCTGTTGTTATTACTTCTACTGGTGATTATGATGGCACATATACTATTATCCAAGATGGATTTAGTATCAATGCATTTAAAGTAACACCTGATACTGCTGCATCTGGAAGTTACTCTGGTGGTTTTGTAAGAGAAGCAGGTGGTTATTTCACAGAGCAAACCACAACTCCAACACCAAAAGTATATGTTGTAGATGAAACTACAGTCATTGGTGGTAAGGAAATCACGGCAGATACACCAGACCTTGGAAATAAAATTTACGACCAAGAAATTCTTGCTGGTAGCTTATCAGTGCCTGCACAACCAAATGGATCTAACAAAGTTACTGGATACAATGTAACCCTAGAGGGTTGCGGTGGCGGTGGCGGTGGATCATTTGGTAATGGTAATAATGGTGGATCCGCAACTATCACATTTACTGTTGATGGCACAAATTATACTATCACTGCATCTGGTGGTTCTGGTGGAGCATCTGCATCTGGTGGTGCTGGTGGTGGTGCTGCTGGAACAGTTTCGATTCCAACTGCACTGGTGAATGACCCTAGATTTACATTCCAACAGTTTGGTGCAAATGCTGGTACTAGTGGATCAGGACAGTCCCCAGGACAAGGTGGTCTCCAAGAGGGACAAAACGGAAAAGGTGGCAATGGTGGTAGTGAGAGCACACAAACTACTGGTAACCAAACACAAAGTTATAGTAGCAATGGTTCTTTCAATCCTAATAGTGTCTTACCTACAGGTGGTACTGTAACTAAAGTTAGAATCGACGCATCTGGTGGTGCTGGTGGTAATGGACCTAGCAATGGTCAGGCAGGATGTAGCACTACTGGTGGATCTGGATCCAACGGTAGAAGAATTGTTGGTGATTTTAATGGCAGTGCAACATTCAGTCATATTATTGGACAGAAGGGTAACCAAGGTCAGAACATTTACAGTGGATCACAGACAGAATCTTATACATCAGGTGGTGGCGGTGCTGCAACTGGTGGACAAGGTGGTCGTGGTGCATGGGGTAACGGTGGATCTGGTGGAGGTGGCGGTGGTGCTACTTCTGTTTCTGCTGGTGGTACTGTCATTGTCGGCGCTGGAGGCGGCGGTGGCGGCGGCGGTAACGGTGGTGGTAACAATGGTGGTTCTGTCACTGACCCATGTTGGACTGGTGGATCTGGTCTAGGTCCATCTCAAGGAACACACAGTGGAACTATTGGTTTTAGTAATGGTTCTGGTGGCGGTATCGCTGGTTGTACCTCTGGTGGAGGTGGCGGCGGTGGTGCTGGTGCTGGTCCTCAAGGTGGTGGCAACGGTGGTTCGGGTGGTGTTGCAGGTGCTGGTCACGTCAACACTGGATCTGGATCTGGTGGACGCGCTGGTAGATCTGCATACAATGGACTATCTGGTGCATCAGAATCTAGTGGTTCTGGTGGTAATGGATATGTAAACTACACAGTTTATTATGAAGTTGACATTCAAAATGATGCTGGTGGTGGCGGTGGATCTGGATACGCACTACAATTCTCTTATGAATCGCAGGATGGTAGTCCAATCAACACTGCTATGTCTGCATCACTAGGAACTGGTGGTAACGGTGGTTCTGGTGGTGGTGAGAATGGACTTGGTGGTAGAATTGCAGTTGAAGCATATGAAACTGATGAGGGAGATGAGGTTGTCTTAGATGTTACTGATCCTCAAGGTAGATACTATGAGGTCCCAGCATATCCAGATAACTATGCCTTACCTGATACAAACTTTAGTGCTGGTGGTATTTGGCATTCATCTAGTGATGGTGTTGAAGTTAGAAATGATACTGGAACCAACTTAGGACTAGCAACAACTCTAACCAACAGTAAAGCGAATAGATTTATTGAATTTAGTGGTGCTGGTGATAGATTCCTACAGATTGGACCACTAGCACTAGCTAATGCAAATAATGTATACTTTACAGTGAAGAAAGGTAATGGTTCTAATGGTGGTGATGCACCAGAAGAAGGACTGCTAGCATACTTTAAGTTTGGTGCAGATACACCAACAGAGACATTGTTAGAAGCAGTTGCACAACCATCAGTATCTGCTAGTGGATATGCTATCTACACTATCAATATTGATCCTGATGCTGATGTCAGAGCTAATGATGTTTACCTCACCATTCGTCAGACTAGACCATCATCTTCAGGTGATAACGATGATGTCCCAGGTGGTTCAACTAATGACAACTGGGGACTCGCTGCTGTTGGTATATCATATGATCAAGTTACACAACAGGTGTTTGTACCAACATCAGATGCTACATTGCCAGGCAATGAAGGAACATGTGGTACAGGTGATGGTATCAATGAAGTTCGTAGAGTAGTTTCTGCTGGCGATTCTAATCTTAGATTCACTGACGGTACATTTAGATTGTCTAGTTCCACTCCTATTTCTGTCACATCTGAAGCGAGAGTGCAAACTACAATTCCTTTGATCACCAGATACTTTAGATCTAAGTATTTGATCAAGGCATACTAAATACTAAGCATACCAGGATTTCTGAGATGACTGTTCTTTTATCAATGAACGCCTTTGATAGAACTATCACATACAAGGGTTCAACAAAACTAATAAACGATGATTATTGGGAAACCGAGATTTCTCCAATACTCGTTCCTATGTGGGATAGTCCAAAGGATAAACTTGAGTTGTTTGTATACAGAGATGATGGTTATCATCTCATTCAGAGATACAAATATAGTAGAAATTTTAAAACAAAAGAATCAGGATGGTCATCATATGAGTTCGATCCTAGTGCTCTTGATGAATCCATCGTCACAGATTTGTATGATAGTATAGTTGAGAAGTTTGTCAACTATAAAGAGGTTGGTGAAGCAGAATATGAGAGACAATTGCTGCTTAAATTCAAGGAGCAGGGCAAACTGTCTTGGGATAAGTTGAAACTAGTAAGAAAGTTTCTACTCACTGAATCAGACTGGACACAGGTAGAGGATGCACCAATCACACCTGAACTGAAAGAACTGTGGAAGAAGTATAGAACATATCTAAGAGAACTATTCACACAGAACACAGCAGCATCTAGTCCATATGATGTGAAGTTTCCAATCACACCAGTAGAGTATGAGAATAGAAAGTCTGTTGATGTATTGCCACTAGTCAAGGATGCATTTGGTGATCAAGGTACAGAGACAGAGTATTTGTTCTCTGAATCACATTTCTGGATGTTAACATCTAATGCTGTCAATTCATTCTCTAAGAAGATGGCAGTATACATGTCAATGAATGCAATCATTGATGATGCAACTCATGCTGTGCCTGGTGCTAGATATCTCAGACCATTTAGAAGTGACACTGAATTAGGTGCTGGATCACTTGAGAGAGAAGAAGATAGGAGACAACTTAAACTAGCTGGTAGAGATCCCGATGAGTATTTGTCGGCACTACTCACTAGAATTGAAAACGGAGAGATCTGATGTTAGTATCAATGAATGCAATGCGTACTTATGAGATGGTCTCATTCTACGCTAAAACAAATAATAAGTTCATGCTAGTGATTGATAACACTAGATGGTGTTTTCTTGACTCCACCAAACAGCAAGAAGTCATGGCATACTATGATGAAATCATTGATGAAGATGAAATTCAAGAGATCTTCAGACAAGATTATACATTCTATGAGTTTGATACGCAATCTGCTGCGATTGATAAAGCAATTGAGTGGTTCCCACTATCAACACAGTTGGATGATCAAGACTATTTCATTGAAGCATATGTGATCAACCCAACTGGTGCTATTCCTCACACTAGTCTGGTGCCCCCAGGTCGCCCTGTTGACAGCGAGTGATGACTATGGTATGCTAGTCCTGAACTAGCACACCACTATGCTTGAGTTTTGCTATGAACTCGACTACAAGTCACTTGACTTTACAGATCCAGAGACTCACCAACTTTATCGTATTGGTCGGGGAGAACAAGGAGTTCTATTGGTACGGCCTTATACAGACGACATTTGTGCTCATTGGCGGTTCCGAACTCCTGATGTTGCAGTAAAGTCTGCTAATAAGATATATGCAATGTATCTCGACTATCGAGATGCTAAAGATTTTGTAGGCATGGATATGTGTCGTAAATTCCTAGAGATGGGATTTACTCGTGCTCGTAGATATGCTAACCATCATAGTGGAAAGAAGTATGATAGTAAAGGTGAAGTCCGCCCTCAGGAATCTGATCACTGGACCTGTGACTATAATAAGAGTGCTCAGATCTTTAAGAAAGTACGCGACATCGTGGCAAACAATGCAGAATACAAACGAATCAGACAACACTGGCGACGAGAAGTTGAGTGTGCCAACGAACAGCGAGTTGCTGCACTTGCAACTACAAGCAATATTAAGAGAGAACGATATGCCCCCAAGCGAGATAAAGTATCTCGGAAAGCGTGATGATGGTGAGCATTGGTATCTTATCGCAGGAGAGCATGAAGTGCCAGTCAAAGATATAGTTGGAGTTGATCCAGTTGAGTAACTGTCCACCATGCTTGCACATGAGCATGAACTGCAGTATATTAAATGAGTGGAGGGGAGACCCGACACAAACAAGAGGGGGCAAGACATAGATAAGTGTATCGACAAACTGATACCGCCCCCCACACACCCAATTTACTATCGTGCCAGATTTTACAGTTCCACCACCAAAAACATCATACGACATGCTCACCAAGGAAGAGAAGGGTGCTCTGATTAGAGCAGAATACTCTGGTCCTAAGGAGAAAGCAATTTGTGATGCACATGGATTGAAACAGATTGGTGGTTCTCGTACTAAAGTTGATGGCACTGATGGTGTAAACAATAAGAGTATTAAGAATGCTAGTGGTACATCCACTCAGGTGCATCTTACTACACAGAAACATTTCATGGAGACCCTCGGTATCGATGGTCTCGCTGCTGCATTTATCCGTAACTTCTGTGGTAATGCAGACTATAACTACAACGGCAAGGATCGCCGTACAATTAAACAGATTGATGATGACCAAATTGAAGCATTCAAACAATTCCTTGACAATAACAAGCGTAAGGTTGTTGATCTTATCATCAGCAATGGTGATGGCATCACCCATGTTGTATACAATCACCTAGAGCATAAGGAATATGAATTGACATATCAGCAGATCATTGATAAAATCGAGGATGCTGAGTGGAAATTCCTCTCTGGTGGCATACACTTGAAGAATAAGCAAGGCAAATCATACTTTCACTTCCAGCGTGAAGGTAAGAAATCAAAGAGCAACCGCTATAATGTGCTCTGGCACATTCACCTCCATCTATTTGTATGATTATCAATAAAGACTGTCTTGAGGGTATGAAGGAGTTGGATGACAACTCCATTGATTGTATTATTACATCACCACCATACAATAAGAAAGGTCTGCTTGGCAATGTCAAGCGTGGTAATCAAATATGGGGTAAGTTCAACATCGATTACTCTTCCTATGGTGATGATATGCCAGAGGAAGAGTATCAGGCATGGATGGTAGCAGTATTGGATGAGTGTCACCGCGTCATCAAAGATGATGGTAGTATATTTTTCAACCATAAACCACGCAGACACAAAAACAGATGCTATCTACCCACTGATTTCATTGCACACAGTGCGGCACAGTTGTATCAACTTATTATTTGGGACAGACGCAACTCCCCAAACATCCGCAATGATATCTTAGTGCCATGTACAGAACATATCTACTGGTTCTGTAAGAAAAAACCTAAAGTGTTTCGTGACGCAGTTGATCCACAGTATCGTGGTGAAGTATGGGTGATTCCACCCGATCGTCAGAAGCAGCATCCTGCCCCCTTCCCTGAGCAGTTGGTACGCAACTGTATCCAACTCACTACACAGGCATCACAGACGGTCCTAGACCCCTTTCTGGGATCAGGGACCACTGCACTGGTGGCACAATCACTGAATAGGGATTGGATTGGGTACGAAATCGATGATGAATACATTAAGATATCAAATGATAGACTTAAAAGCAGTGTTCTGTCGTTTACATAGAGTGTACATTAGGTAAAATTCATGGAGTCAAAAGCACAAAAGCGCAGAGATGCATTCAATCTATTCTATGAGAGTGTTCTCAAACCAGACCATGAACTGAGAGAGGACGCACATGAGCAACTATGTTATCATGAGTTACTCGAATGGCGCGGAGAAATCCTCGCATACTTGGATCAACGCCGTAACCAGGAGTTTTATTAATGGAGTCTTACTCACAACAGAGGAATAAGCGTATGCAAGAGTGTATTGATGACTATCTCAATGATGATAGTTTAGATGCTCGCGCTTGCTATGAGCAAATGTTAATGTCAATTCAAGATAACATCGATTATCATCGCAAGGAACTTGATAAAGCATCAGAACTATATGATTTGATGCAGGGTCACCGTCCTGTTGATGCATTTGATGATGCATATGGTCACTTGGCAGCACAGCAGGATGTTACAGTGCGCGAAGATGGTAGCAAAGCATATAACTATGCTGCTAGAATCACACTGGCAGACATCGCCAAGTTTCAACGAGGTTCATCACTTTGATCGAGAAGTACGCTATCACTTGGAAAAAACTGAAGAATAAAGGTTACTCAGCACAGCAGCGTGTTGTGATGTACAATCTAGATGATATTTGTCATTTTATTAAACATTTAGAGAGTGATCCAAAGGTAACAGGTCCTATCGATGTCATCCCATGCATGAGTGACAGTTGATTTAGTGGCACGAGGGGTGGGCAACCGCCCCTTTTTCATGTATATTAGAAGAGTCAAGCGAACAACCCCATGCAACTCAAGTCACCTGAAGGTCACATGGTAGTGGATTTCTATCCATGCATGACAGCAGATGGACATGTGTCTCCTAACTTTATTGTTAAGCATGTCAAATATTATGGCATCGAGACCGTCTCTCGGTCTATAATCACTCGTAAGGCATTGCGTGAGGAAGCAAACTCTCGTATTCATGGTTATGGATACAGTGTCACTGATTTCCACACACAACCTGTACACGGATCCCCATTTGCTTGTGTGACATGATAGAATTCACTCATAAACCACCAGATGGATACTCTTATGAATTTAAGGAACACAAACGCGGTGTTATTGCTATATGGTTGCGCCATCATCGCGAATACGTTTATAACAGTGAACCTGTTTCTACAATCTGGGGATTCTACCACAAAAAAAGTAAGCAATTCTACCCTCCCATTAATTCAAAGCGCATGGGTAACGACCCCATAGAACTATGTCAAACGACCCCTTATACAGCGATGCCGATATTGCGTCCGCTAACACCTTCGGTATTGAACTTCCTGTGAGACCCAAACCTATCACATTACAGATTGAACTGACAACAGATCAGATCAGGTTCCTGATTGACAGTATGTGGTCTATGAACCGTCATGACAGTCAATCGTTTGCAATTCGTCACAATGTGAATGATGTTGCACTTGAGGGACACTTACAGGAGTGTCTATCCAATGCCCTCAACGACGCCACCTGACCTATACTAACGGAGTCAGCGAAACACAGGTCATGACCTACTCTCACTACAAGATCGAGATCGACACTGTGGATGCTCCCCAGCAACCCATCATCTACTTCCGCAAGTGTCGCAAGTGTACCACTGCTAAGGGCATGGATCGTCAGCACAACCGCATCGTTAATGAGACTGTTGATGCATGGCGTCCATTCTCCCAGCAGATCCGTCGCTACACTGTCTCTCGTGTGCCAGCTGATGTAGTGGTCAAAGGCGAGATCCGCAACGCCTGATCTGCCTTATACTATAGACATCAACGCAACGGACCAATGCTCAAGGCAACCATCGTCAAGACCATCCGCGAGTGCTGTGAGGGTACTGCCCTGACCAAGGTTGAGAAGTTCCAAGTGTTCTGCCATGTGTGTGACAACATGCTGGCAGAAGGTCGCATCACCAAGGTACAGCATGAGCGTTACACCAATGTCTTCTGACCAGTCTAATGCATTATGATGTTAAGTTACGCATTACAGGTAGTGCGTGTGTAGTTGTAGCATACTTTGTTGTGTTACATGTTAGCGTAATCGGTGGAGTCGCGCTCCACTTTATCGGAGATCTTATCTCCTTACCATATTTCATACGCACTAAATCGTATGATGTGGTAATCATGCTCACTTTTCTACTGTTCATTAGTCTCTCCAAATTACTATGACTACCGTTGCTGAAGTCCTGCTCGATCGTAAACTGCTTGACCTGATTGATTCTGCTGAGGTAGATTGGAATGATGACATTCCTGACCTGAGCGACCAGTGGTCAGTTGAAGAACTGTCACCTGAGGTGTTGGCACTGCTCAACTGACGGTTATAATAACTGTATACACAACACAGAACGCATCATGACCACCGCAACTGCTCAACAATCCCAAGTTACCCAACACAGTCACGAACTGTGCATGGCATTGCTTACCGACTTCATTGAGCATAGCATCCGTAGTCAGAAGCGTTCTCTTGCTAATGCCACTGAGCAGTATAGCATTGACTATCACCAGTCTCAGATTGATGAACTCCAGGCAGGCAATGCTGATTATGACTTCTACCTTGACAAAGGTCGTAAGTATTACAAACTTATCATGAAGGACTCTAGTGGTTCTCAGTCTGTACATGCATTCATCGATCGTAACACTGGTGATGTCTACAAACCAGCAGGTTGGAAAGGACCTGCCAAATATGTTCGCTACAATCTTTTAGATGAAGAATCCCGCGAGCGTTGTCTTGAAGTTGCTGACTGGGCGGGAGGTTATCTCTACATGAGTTGACAAACGCTCATTTCTTATATAAAATACTATCATACCAACTCACACTTACCAACATGGACGCCCCAGATTTCTACATTGTTGCTGATGGCAACGCTTATGCGATGGAAGAAGATGGATATATGTACGGAGCACCTGTAAAGGTGGATGGCACACCCGATTGGGATGCATCCTATGACTTCGACTTTGAGCGTGGCATGGATGATGATGAAGCAGAATATGTGATTCACATGTGTAATCTGCTACAGGAAACCGTTGATCTTACTAAAGAATTCAACAAAGAGGTATTTGTCAAATGAGTCTTCGTTTAGGTAATCAAGTTAACAAGCAGCAACGCTGCTCATCTATTGTCGTCAGTCATGTCAAAGAACTGCTGATGCCATTCCCCACACGATACACTCGTGGTGAGTATACTGTGCAAGTGAGCACCGTAGTCGAACCACATAACAAATTGTATCGCTTGTTCTGGAAATACCAGTCACGCTTTACTCTTGAGTTCACTCGTGCTATCATTGAGTCTCTGCCCCGAGGGACAGAGTTCGTTTCTTACGACCACCTGAACAACACCCTGACTCTTAACAAGCAATGAACAACGAATTCGCTCTGCAAATCTCTGAGAACCGTGATGCTATCTGTGAGTGGGTAGTAGAACGCTTTCGTGATCTGATCGCTGAGAATCGCACTGATGATGCAATCTGTTTTGCTGATGAGTGGTTTGAGTGGTTGGATCCCAACAACTATATAAACGAGCAAACTCACTTTTACAATAGTGACGAACTCGTAGCACTGTATGACGAACTCACAACTTAAGGAGCAACTACGCTCTCTTGTACTTAATTACATGAAAGCGTATGCCGATGGTGACAACGCACTAGCAGAGAAGATCCTACATGACATCAACACCATCAAAAAACTATGTCCAAATTGCTCTGAGCAAGACACTCCAGACAGACTTTGACTCATGGTATGAGTGCTGTCTATCACTCGGAGTTAAACCAAACATCAATGCATTCTTGAATTACACACATCATTATGGCACATCGGATCAGTCTGTTTAACACAATCGCAGCAGGACTATTACTCGGCGCTGCACATGGTATGAGTGTCCAAGCAGGTGAAGATAAAATCACCCAAGGATACAATAGCATGGATGCAATGGGTTGTATGCTTGTGAGAGAGTGTAAGAACGATGTGCATGAAGTGCATTCACTGTTGGATATCTCATCTCAGTATGATAATACTGAAGAGTTCACATATGTGGCAGATGAATTCAATCAAATGCTGATGGCAATGAATCAGGTGGGAATCAAAGTATTCCTTGCTGATCAACGATACTTCCCCATCATGCATCGTGGTGTGTATCATACTGTGAGTAACAATGTATATCTCAACAAGAGATACATGGATGAACCACATGTACTGATGCAATTGATGCGACATGAGGGATGGCACGCTGCTCAGGACTGTATGGCAGGCACCATTGAGAACAGCATGATTGCTATCATCAAACCAGAGGAGGATGTCCCTATGATCTGGCGTGTGATGGCAGAGCGCACCTACCCCGCGTCTGCTGTACCATGGGAAGCGGAAGCACAATGGGCAGGGCGAACAGAGAACATGACCATGAAAGCACTTCAAGCGTGTGCTCGTGGGTCTATGTGGACAGAATATGAACCGACACCACTCACTCGTCAATGGTTGACTGAAAATGGATACATTCAAGATTGAACAGTATGACGACACGAAAGACCTCTACATCACGATCCCGCACTACATCCTCCAAGAACTCCACTGGCAAGCGGGTACAGAAATCGAGTGGAAAGTCAAAGGCGACAGTATCATCATCCAAGACGCAACAAAGTCTGGACAAGAACCTGAAATCACTCGCCACTCAACCAAAGACTTCCTCAAAACGAAAGGTAAGTGGTTCTAAAACAAAAGATCGTGGTGTTAAGCATACTCGATGTAAAGACACAGATCTATTTCCAGTGAATAGTATGCCATGGCGTCTCGAACCACGCACTAACAAAT